ATTTCCCGCTTCGCCTCATCAACGCCGATCCGGCGATATTCACGAATCCAAAGGGTCGCCATAGATCAGAACTCCCAAGAGAGAGACCGGCGGGAAACCGCCGGCCTGGGATCACTTGCGGTCGTCGACCATGACGATGAAAGTTCCGGTCTTGGTGGCGCCGCCGGACGCGATGACGACCTTCACGCGGTCGCGGGACAGCGCGATCTTGTCGTTGACCGCGGTGCCGCCCGACGCATAGAGCGAGGCGACGCCGGCCGTCGTGTGGGTCGGCTGGCGAGGCGCCCGAATTGCCGCGGCATTCACATCGTTTTCCGCCCACAGCGTCCGGCCGTAGGCCTCAGCGGTAATCGTGAAGTCGACGCCATCGGCAAAGTCGGTCTTCACATACTGAATGTCCTGGATATAGCCGGACAGGTACGGAGAATAGGCGGTAGCGGAACCATCGGAAGCAGTGGTGACCGCGATTGCATAGCGACGCAGCATGGCTTGGGTCTTTCCTGAAGATCGGCTGCATAAGGAAAGAGGGGGCCGAAGCCCCCTCCTGACTCAGTACGAAGTGCCGTTGATCCACTGCACCACACCGGTGCGGGCCATCGTCCACGAGATGGGCAGGATCATGCGAATGCCGGTGGAGGCGGTCTGCCACAGCGACCGAACCGGGTCGGCCGTGGTCGGGCCGGTGCCGGACACGATCTCCAGCGGCGTGGTGTCTTCCATGTGGATCGTGGCCTGCTGCGAGACATCGAAGCGCGGCACATCGCCCATGGCGGTCGCAAAGTCGGCATGGCGGATCGCAATAATGCGGTTCGCCGTCGCATAGGTGGACTCGATGATGTTCACGCGAGACCGGATATCGCCAAACCAATTGGCGTTGTTGGTCGGGCCGTCCATCATCGCAATCGCAAGACCCTGAGCCGGGTTCATGACGACGGTGATCTGGTCGGCAGCGTTGGCCGAAATGAACGGTGCCAACAGGGCCTGGAAGTCGGCCTTGACGGCCTCATGGTCGCCGCCGCCGACGCCAGAGGCGACCGCCGAGATGCCGTTCAGAAGGCCCGCCGGGCGGGCAGTGCTGGATGCGGTCGCATCGAGCAGCGCCGAATCAAGCGTTGCCGCGGTATCCTCAAGGATGGCGCGACGCACCAGGGCCTCGATGGCCGGAACCGAGCGGTCCGAAAGCTCATCCGAATAGGCAACGATGACGCCCATCTTCTTCGGGGTCAGCGACGCAGCCGCCGTGGTCAGCTTGCCGACGCGGATCGGCGAACCTTCCGCAACCCACCCGCCGCCGGCAGTGCCGGACGTGCGACGCGGGATGTTCACGGTGCTGGCGCCATCGATCGACAGCCCGATTCCGCGCTGCGCAGAACCGGATAGATCGAATAGCCGACCAGCGCCTGAAGGAAGCCCTGATTGACGGTCTGCATCAGATCGTCGGCCCAATGCGAACCGGTCGTGGTGCCGATCACCTGGTCGGCCTTGGCGATGAAGTGCGTTGCCTCATGGCCGGGATAGGCAGCATCAAGCACCTTCTCGATGCTCTTGCCGGAACTGATCGAGATCGTCTTTGCGGTCGCGGCCCGAACCAGAAGGTCGAAGCCGTCAACCTGCTTCTGCGGAAAGCCGAGAGGCCGGCGCGCGACAGACGGAGCCGCCTGGCTGCGATCAACGCCGATCTTCTTTTCGGTCTCCTGCAGGGCAGCAAGCTGCCGCTCGGCGACTTCGATCTCGGTGTTCAGCGCCTCAACGGCGTCGACATCGAAGTCATCCGCCGCCGACAGTTCGACAAGCCGATCCTTTTTGGCGACGAGTTCGGTCTGTGCCGCAACGATGCGGTCGGAAATGGTCTGCTTGGACATGGGAGTGGGCTTCCGGGGGAGGTTGCGTGCGGCGTGCTCGCCATGAATGCCGCGACGCACCGTCTCGCTGTCGTCAGAGGCGTTCTCGCCAAAGACAGCGGCTAGTGTGTCCGCGGATAGATTGAGAGACCGGGCGACGGCCAGGGCCGCCGGATTGGCAGGAACGGCGACAAGCGACGTTTCCAAAAGCTCTTGCTTTTTGTAGCGCTGCCCGCCGTAGGGCTCTTTCGGATTGATCGGCTCGGACTCAATGGGCCGGAAGCCAACCGAGACGGCGCGGAGAACGCCTTGCTCGACCAACCCGCGCAATTCGTCGATGCGGGCGCTGGTGCCCTGCGCTGCCAAGGCGAGGCGCCCCAGCAGGCGGCCACTTTCGACGCGGACGTTTTCCCAAGTCCCAATTGGGAACGACGAAGAGTGCCCAAAAAGAGCGATCGGATTTTTCTTGAACTTTGCAAGTTGCCAGCCTGTCGGCTCGACGATGTCGCCATAGCGATCCACGGTCGCATCGGACAACACAAATTCCATGCCGTCGCCGCGTTCGGCGACAGTCTTGCGAACGACAGTCATGGTGGACTCCTAGGCGACGAGCGCGCGGACATCGAATTCAGGCGTTTCGAGCGCCTCGCCGGCTACGCCGAACGCCATCGTCAGCGCGACAAAACCGTCTATCCGGCCCGGCGACTTCGCCTTTGTCGGCTTCCTGTTGCCGGCCGGGTCCTTCTGCGCCACCGCGTTTGCTGCACACATGGTCAGCACCGGGTGACCGCCGTGGCGAACCTTGCCTGCGAGCAGCGCCGTTTCGGTCGTCCGAAGCGCCGGGCTCATCGATTGGAACCCCTGTCCAAACTCGACAAAGTGCGCCTCTATCTCGGCCTCATCGAAGCCGACCCGAACCAACCACGGCTTCAAGTGTTTCCAGTTCCAGCGATCGAACGCGATCTTCGCGATCTTGTGCCGATCGAACACGCCGCGCAGGTGCTCGGCTACGAACTCATATTCGACCGACCGGCCCGGAGCGGCCTCTAGGAAACCTTCAGAGCGCCACACGTCATAGGGCACCCGATCCTTGCGAGCCTTCTCTCGCAGGCCATCCCCCGGCAGCCAAAACGTCGGCTTCACGTGCCAGACGCCATTGATCGGCGCCATCAGCACTAGGGCCGTCAGGTCTTGCGTTTCCGAAAGGTCCAAGCCGCCATAGACCGGCGCGTCGCCAAAGTCTGTCACTTCACCGCCGCACGCGGCCCAGACAGCGCGGCTCACGATCGGGTTGTTGACCTCAACGCGCTGGTTCAGGATCAGATTGCGATATTCCGCTTCCCGGCTCGGCATGCGCTCGGCATCCGCCGCCATAGCCATGACCTCTTCCGAATTCTGGAAGTCTCCATAAGCCGGGTTTGCGGCCCGAATGGCATCCTCCGAAAACGGGTCGGCATCCATGGGCGCCGAGTACAAAAACAGCCTGACCTTTTCGTCGGCTTCCGACTTGGCGTCATCAATCAGAACCGACAGCAAGTCGGCTTCGGTCGGCGCCTGCGTGGAAATCACGATCGACAGCGGCGACTCTTGCGCCGCGGTAGCCGTCTCCAAAGCCTCATACAGTTCAGAGCGGGGGCCTCGCACCTGGCCCAATTCGTCATGCACCACGAACACCGGAGACAGGCCGTAAGCCGTCGATGCGTCCGCCGAAAGCGCCCGGTAAAGCGTTCCCAGATCGCGGCAGAACAGTTGCTTGGCGGTATCGCGAACCGTCACTTCCCTGTTTAGGTCCGGGTTCATACGAACCATTTTTGCGGCCAGCGAAAACAGGATTGCCGCTTGGTCCCGCGACTGAGCCGCACTGAACAACTGCGAATTGGCCCGAGCTTCCGGCCCGCATAGATGCAGGAGCAGAAGGCAGGCCGAAAGCGCCGTCTTCCCGTTTTTACGGCCAAAACTGATAATCGCACGACGCGTCGGCTGGTCGTAAATCCCCCGCAAGATATCCCGTTGCCACGCCCTGAGCGTCATCGGGCGGCCAACCATCCTGCCCTCAGGTACGACCAAAAACCGCTCTACCCACGCGATATTCCGTTCAGCCCGAGTTTGTGGAATTTCATTTTTATCCGGCCGGGGCTTCGCGGATTTTATTTTCGCCAAGTCAGGCTCCCAACCACGGATTCCCAACCTTGAAGCCGCCCAGCTTCTTTGCCGTCACTGCCGCATCAGCCGGTGGGAGCGCCTGAAACCGGTCAAAAACCGCAGTAATGATAGCCAGGTTATCCGCTCCAGAACCGCTCTCATCCCACAAGGCATCGAACCACTCGGCATACCAATCCGCCATGACCTGGCAGACATCAATATCAAATTGCTCCGTCCGTAAATTCTTGTTCAAGTTCATTGAACTACGAACAACCGCGGCACCCCGCTCTCCATGGGCGATCGTCACCTTAGCGTGCACGGATAGGCACCGGATATTTTCGGCCCCGACCGCCTGGATCAAAGCCCCCGCATATTGCGGAGACCGCTCAAACGTCCCGCGGTCCAAAAGCATCCGGATATTCCGGACCTGGCCGTTTTGGCGCATCTCGGCGCCGCGCTGAACGTCGTACAGACCGCTCGTCCAAGTCGAGACCCGAAAATCACACGGACCTAGCTCGTCGGCGATATGCTCAAGCACATCAATGGCCGAGAACTGGCCGGCAGTCAGACCGCAAACCCTTACTCCCGGCTCTAGCCGACCGATGCATTCCGCGGCCGTCGCTGTCCGGTGCGCCACCTTTCGAACACCGCCCGTCCGATACCTCAGCGCCCTCGGCCGCTTTGTCATACCTGCCACGGCTTTTTGACCATGCTTGGCTTGCGCGCCTGCTCGTGCTTGGTGGTCGCCTGCTGTGTTACCCGCATGCGGGTCGCAAGAGACGAGATTGCCCGGCCCTCGCGCTCTTGCATGCCGTACAATTTATCGAGCATTTTGACGTCCAGCTCTGCCGCGCTCTCAGCCTGCGCAACCAACTGCGCAACCCGCCGAGCGGCAACCACGTGCCGGCAATACTGGGCCAGCAGCGGCAACGTCTCGCGCGGAAACCAGTCAGCCGGCAGCCTGTTGACCACCGCCTGCCATTCGCCCGCCTGTTCCTGCGTCAATTCACCAGGCGGGTCCGGACGCTGTCGTCGCTGGCCACCCGAATGCGGCTCACGCAACAGGCAACCTATGACCCAAAGCGGAAAAAGCCCGCCCAAGAGAAGCCGCCCTGGCAAAAATGACCGCGTAAAGCGCAACTGCGACTGGATCGAGTCGCATTGCTATGTCCCCGAAGGGCGGTTGGTTGGCCGCCCGTTGAAGCTCAGCAAAGAGCAGCGCAAGTGGATCGCACAGATCTACGGGTCGCCGACGCGCACGGCCATCCTGTCGATGGGCCGCAAGAATGCCAAGACGGCCACCGGCGCGCTTTTGTTGCTGCTGCACCTGTGCGGACCGGAGGCGCTGCCCAATTCGCAGCTGTACAGCGCCGCGCAGAGCCGGGAGCAGGCCGCCATCCTGTTCAACCTGGCGGCCAAGATCGTGCGGATGTCGCCACAGCTTCGAGATTACGTGGTGATCCGCGACACGGCCAAGCAGCTGTTCTGCCCGGGGCTGGGATCGATCTACCGGGCGTTGTCGGCCGATGCGCCGACCGCCTACGGGCTGTCGCCCGCGCTGGTGCTGCACGACGAGTTGGGGCAGGTGCGCGGCCCGCGCTCCGAACTGTACGACGCGATGGAGACGGCGGCCGGCGCCCAGGAAGCGCCGCTGTCGATCATTATGAGCACGCAGGCGCCTACGGACGGCGACCTGCTATCGATCCTGATCGATGACGCCAAGGCGGGCCACGATCCGCGCACAAAGCTGATCCTATACGAATCGCCGAAAGATGCCGATCCGTGGGATGAATCAACGTGGCGGATGGCGAATCCGCACTATGACGCAATGAACAGGGACGAAGTGCGGCGGCAGGCCGAAGAAGCGCGGCGGATGCCGGCCAGGGAAGCCGCATTCCGCAACCTGATCCTGAATCAGCGCGTCGAGGCATCGAATCCGTTTGTGTCCGCGAGCGTGTGGAATGCTTGTGGTGGTGCGGTGCTGGAAGACTGGTCTGGCCTGACGGTATACGGCGGACTCGACCTGTCCGAGGTCAAAGACCTGACGGCGCTGGTTCTGGTGGCGCGAGATGCCGATAACCTGCTGCATGCTCTGCCCGCGTTCTGGTTGCCGGAAGATGGACTTCACGAGCGCGCCAGATCCGACCGCGTGCCCTATGACGTATGGCAAGAGCAGGGATATCTGCTGACCACGCCTGGCCGATCCATCACCTATGAGCACATCGCGGAATATCTGCGCGGCGTGTTCGACCGATACAACGTCGCCAAGATGGCGTTCGACCGCTGGAACATGCGGCACCTTCGGCC